CCCTGTGTGCCCACTACCAATGCGCTGTTGGGGTCGCCCGGCAGTGTGCGGTATGCTACCACGATGCGGGCACTATTGTTCTTCATCTTTCCGATGTGTTTCATAAATCTTTATCCTTTTACGTAGTAGGTTGTTCCGTGTTAGCTTCAGCTGTATCAGCTGGTGCGACTGCATTCAAGAAGTTATTGAGCCGATCAAACACCGCTCCTACACCACTGATTTCATTGGCACCAAATGTGCCACGACGAACTGCTACATCCAAGATAGCACGGATATTCTTGAGATCTGTAATACTAAGTTCTGGCTGAGTTGGTGTCTGATTTTGTTCTTGATTTTCCATTTTTATGTTTCCTTTTTTGTTATATGTGGACAGCTTAACAATAACATCGACATCTCTGCTGGATCTTCCAATCCTATCTCGATGACATTAGACCACCGATTTTTGTTATCTAATGTAATTCCCTTTGTTATTGCATATCGACTATTTAAGTTATAGTTAATCCAATGATCTAAAATTAGAATATTTTTAACTTCTGGTGTAACAAATTTAGTAAAATGCTCGGGAATGAAGCTGAGACGCCTCACCCCCAGAACACTTAACGGATTTATTTCGTTTCTAGATAATGCCATGTCGGTCAGTTATAGTAAGCGGTCTGTCCGAACGGTGCCACGATGCTGTCGTTACCATGGATCACAAACAGGGTCTCGCAATAATTCTCATCACCCCAACCACCGCCGGGGTAACCGTCTGTGAACATGATAAATCGCTTGGGTTCGATGCCTTCTTCCTTCATGAAGTCCCAATTGACATCGAAGTCAGTGCCACCACCACCTTTACAATCGTATTCCATGATCTCGTCGGCGTTGTCGCCACCAAACCGCTTGTAGCCGTAGACTTGTGTATCAAAAGTCCAGAGGCTGAGCTGGAAATCCTTGTACTCGTCCATGATACTTTTGACTTCGCTGATGAAGTCTTTGGCCTGTTTGTCAGTGATACTGCCACTCATATCGATGCTGACACAGACGTCAATGGTTTCTTCGTTCATGAGTCCTGGCAATACGGCACCACTGTGCTGGCTCTTGCGGTTAGGACGATTGAAACTAAAGTTGCTCTTGATGATGCTCTGGATGTTCATACGCAGGATCTGACGCCAATCCATTTTGGGTTCGGTAAAATCCTGGATCATGCGAGCCACACCTGCCGGAACACGACCAGCACCAGCTGCCTGTGCTGCGGCTACCATGGCTTCTTTGATCTCATCGCGGATCTTCTTGCGTTCTTCGGCAGTGAGCTTGGGGCGTTTGCCTTTGGTGTTACCATCATCGTCGCCCTCGTCTTCCTCATCCCCGTCACCGTCGAGGTGTTCGTCGAGAAGTTCTCCGAGACTTGTGATATCGATCTTGATGGCATTCTTTTCGATCTCATCATAGATCTGCTCGTAGCTCTTGCCACGATATTTGTCATCTTGGAAAATCTGGATGTCAGCTGGTGCGGTACCGATGCGTTCGTCTACAAGGATCTGATTGACGGCATAATCAGCAGCGATGTTACTGAGTTGTGGATCGCGACCTTCGCGCCGACCCATGTGATCGAACACGTTATGGAGAACTTCGTGCGCGAAACCAAATTCTACTTCTTTGGGTTTAAGTTTGGCCACAAAATCATTACTATAATAGAATTTGCGACCATCAGTGGCCAGAGTACTCAGCCATTCGCTGGCATCTACCAGTTCCATACGAGTAGCAAGATTACCAAAGAACGGATGGCGAAGCAAAAGACCCACACGAGCCGTGATCAGCTTCTCAATGATCTTGCTTTTTTCTTCCTTGGAAAATTCCGTGGGCACCACGGGTTTCTTGGTTTTTTCTTGTTTCATTACGGATGCCATCGTGTTCACCTTAGTGTTAAATTGTAAGACTATGATACTAGAATTTATGCTGATTGTCAAGAATACGGGGGCACTAGGCCCCCGTATCTTAGTTATTTTCCATAGCTTGGATAATGTACTTGCCGCACTTGTTCTGGAAACGATCGAAGTTCTTGAGCTTGCTGGCATCGAACGGCAGATGGTAGTTGGTCAGCGCTACCTTGGCACTCATCACCACGAGTTCAGTGGGGAAATTGTCCATCAGGAACTTGAAGTAATGATCCGCCATCTCGTCCCAGTTCTTGACCTTCTTCTGATCAGCTGCCTGAAGCTCGTAGCACAGGCTGATACTCAGCGAGTACATGGCGCTGATCTCTTTGATCGAGACCTCGGTGACCTTGCCAGCAAGGATGTCACTGGGGTTAGGCATCTGTTTGGCGATCTTACGGTGTGCCATAAACTTCACGGCCAGACCTTCACCGACCGCACCAGCGATAAGATCAGTAAGAGTACCTTCGTCCAGATCATCGTCCTTGAGCAGGTCGCTCACGAAGTTCCAGCTACGCGGGGTAGCGAAACTACGGCTGGAACTCTTGGGATCGAAGTCATAGAGGTCTTGCTTGGCAAAACCCACATAACCCACGACCTGATCATGGACCTTGTTGGTAACAGCCCATTCTTGCCAGTCCTCAAAGTCCGTGCGCAGTTCCAGATGCAGGAAACGATTGGCCAAAGGGGCCGGCATGCGGTAAGTGACACCCTTGTCGGTCTCACGGTTACCTGCGGCAACGATAGCCACACCCTTGGGCAGCTTATAGGTACCCACACGACGGTTCAGGATCAGCTGATAGGCAGCGGCCTGGGTTGCCGGAGCAGCAGAGTTAAGCTCATCAAGAAACAGGATGGCAGTGCTTTCGGGATCAGTGGGCAGTTCGCTAGGCGGGGCCCAGGTCATCGTGCCAGCATCGGAGTTGTAATAGGGAATACCCTTGATGTCAGTGGGCTCCCAGAGGCTGAGTCGAACGTCGATGACGTCGCGACCTTGCTCATCGCCGAGTTGTTTCACGATGTCGCTCTTACCGATTCCGGGCGGACCCCACATAAACACGGGGCGCTGAATCTTGATACATTTACGGATAGCCCGTTTGGCTTCGTTGGGGCTGACGGTACGGTTAACACTGATCTTCTCGGCCATTCTAATCTTCCTGTAGTGGATTGGGTTGTTTAAAAATTGTACGTATCGCGTACAATATGTTCATAGTATACTTGCTTTCCTAGCAATTGTCAAGTAGATCTTGCTCGTTTTGCTACGATTCCTATGAATTTGGTAATGTTACCAGAGAACAGTACTAGTTGAATCGCAGTACGTTCACCAAAAACCACTATTTCTCGATTAGTAAGAAAAAATGGACAATCCATGTATTGATCTAACCAAATAGCTAATTGATTAGTAATTGTTATGGGTTCTTCAAATAAAATGTGATGATCTTTTATTTCTGCTTCGATCATAGCAATGTACCCGGATTCTGTTAATCTAAGTCCGTTAACCTTTTTATTTCGACGATTAAACCACCATGACTTTAATGCGGTTTCTAAATCTTTTTTAGTTGGATCTGGATTTAGAATCGATAAAACTTTCTGGGTAACATCAATTTTTTGGATCATTGGTTATTTTTTCTCCGCTAACCAATTTGTAAACACTAAAATCATTACAATTAAAAAGTTTATTGAGTTTTTCCGCTAAATTTAACGCATGACCACTATTGCTAAATGATACTTTTTTGTACTTAGATCCCAAGTGTTGAACAACCAAGCTAGTAATTCTGATGTTTATTGGTTGATCTTTGTAAAAAACTGCCCAGATGGCGTCTGCTTCTAAAATTTGTTCGGTTCTGTAATTTTTTTTATTGGTAACTTCTAATAATACCTTAGGTTTAGGGCGTGACATATACGCATCTCCAAATGTGCGTATATATTTATCAGACCTTTTAAAATTTACCACCATCTATTTTAATTTCTAACGAACTTGGTTGTTGAGTTTGCGGTTGATCAGGTGATCCACTTAGCCTAGTCATGACAGAGGCTAGGCTATCATATAAATCTCCGTATTCTTTTGCTGTCAACAAAATTGTTTTTTGATTTCCTTTTTTAGCAATTCTGGCTTTGTCTAAGAAATCTTCTATGGGTAATGTATTAAGTGTTTTCATGCTTTGTTTAATGTATGTAATAAAGTTTTAACTTCATTCATGGTTTTAAATGGGCCATAATATGGGTATCGCTGGATCGTGATTAGCTTTGGGCAAAACGCTTTACCCCACCCCTTACTGAATTTGATCGCATAATAACCAGCACAGTATTGACTTTTGCTTTTGGGATTTTTTGAATAAAGTGGTAAGTGATTTTTTACACTATACACTGGATTGAATGGTTGTGTACGGCACGGAAATTCATAGATCAAATATGGCTTGTCTGTTGATGTATCTCTGCGAACCTTGTTAATACTTTCTTCAGAAATAGCAATTCCAAATTTGGCTTTTATTTCAGAAAGATTTTCAAATCTTACACTTTTACCATTTTGCATAACAATATATCCAAACTTTGATTTGGATATACTGCCAATTTTTTTCTGGTTATCTTGAATGATCCATTCTTGGTCAGGAACCAATACTTTAGCAGTAGAATTCATGAAATATACCTCGCATTTAATGGTTCTGCGTAACTTTGTATTTGATCACTAATCTTAACAAGGTCGTAGGACGAACATAGTTTTAGCAGGCGTATTCCAACTTGTGAAATATTCTTGGAATTTTGTGTAGCAAAATTTATGGTTTCTGCTATCAATTGCCTGATTTCTTCTGGCTGAGCTGAAAGATCACACAGTACCCGATTACGATTATAATCATCGATCACTCGATGCTCTGTGCCTTCATGATCAGTCCATCGTTGGAGCATCATGTTGTTCCAGTTGTATCCACGGGTGTTGCGATCAGCAAAGGCTTCTCTGAGGCCAACCTTTGTTTTTGTACCCTTCTCACGAACTCCAGGGAAAGCAGAGAACACGTTGTCGCTGGTGTCTCCACGCATGCACTTTTCGAATAATAGCCATTGGGGTTCTGGAGCAGCCTTGGTACTTCCCGTTTTTTTGTCAACAATTGGTTTTCCTTTATCGTCAAAATAACCTTCGTGGGTTGTAGTAATATTACTTACACCATTGTATTGTCGGACATTTGGTGCGATCAACTGTGCAAAATCACCATCGGTACTGATAATAACATGATTATCATCGGGGTGATTTTGGATCCAGCCGGCGATCAGGTCGTCAGCTTCTAATTGTTCATGGTGAAGAACTGTAGAATTAGTTTTTTCCATGATGAAATCGCGAAATTCGTCAAATGTTTCCCAAAAAATTCGCTCCTCTTCGGCTTCTTTGGGGCTATGAGCAGCCCTAGCTTCGGCACGTTGACGCTTATAAGGAGCATAAAAATCTTTGCGCCAGCTACGTCCTTCAAGAGCAAATACCACATGATCTCCGGAAAAATCGCGCCATGCTTTTCGAATGCTGCTCAACACTGTATGAAAACTCATACCGATTTTGTCTTGTAGATCCCCACGAATTGCATGCCTAGCTCTGAAAAATGTGTTGGCGGTGTCTACGAGAATGTATGTTTTAGTCATTAATATGCTTCCACTGTTCCATCACTGTTTCTGTTAAAATTCACTAGTCCAGCAGCCCTACGTTCTAGATCTACTCCAGATTCGGTTCCGATATTACGGCATGTGTCCTGAAACCATCGCTCCACGATCTCTTCTTCAGATGCGCCGGTGTATCCTGCTTCGACTAATTGTAACACGAATGCCGAGTTCCAGTCTAGTTCAAAAAATCCATTACGGATATTGTCTTTGTTGACTTTGATTTCCATCACTTGGATGTATGGTTCACCACGTTCGTTAGCTAATTCTTTAGCACTCAATGATGCCAGCCGTTGTTGTTCCTGAGCCTGATCGGCTTCTTGTTCTGCTAGAATTTTATCTCGTTCTAGTTTGCGGATTTCGTCAGCAGCTTGTGCCAATGATTCCTCCAGTCGCAATTCGGCTTCGGATGTTAGTTTACGAATTTTCTCAGTAGCTAGCGCAAATGTTTCCTCAAGTTGCGATTCAGCTTCGGCTGCGGCAGCTTCTATCTTATCGATGCCAAGTAGTTTTTTAATAATGTTCTTCATGCTAATTTCCTTTTAATGACCATGACAGGTGTTGGTGTCGATTACTGTATCGCAATCCATGTTTCATCGCAAGTTCTGCCACACGACGATTGTTCATGGCATACACCGACTCTACGCCGCCCACTGGCATGAGATAAACTGGTCCTTGAAACCCTACACTGCGATAAATTCTTGTAACCTCTAGAGCTTCGTCAACATCTACTTGATTTGCCACCACAAATTTAAGATAGGTATATCCATAGTCCTCATACTCAGCAACTATATCTGGTTGAATGGCATGCTTCCTAGGTTCACCACTATTAGAAAGTTTTGGGCTCACACTGAATGTGATTTCACCTTCGGCATGTGGAAATCTAGCTTGATTCCATGTCTTGAGGCATGCTTTTAAATTATTAGATAGTGCTTGTGTACCGTTAGTTTCAAAAGTCAATTCCTTGAGCTTCTGCATATTTTTATGTTCTAGCAGATCAGGATAACTATCTTGCCATCCTAACAGGGGTTCACCCCCCGTGATCACTAGGTGTTCGTTCTTCCAGTCATTGAATGGCAAGAGTTCCATAATACGATCTACGATGGCGTTAGTTTCTAGTAGTGGGCTTAGATGTTCAAAATCCTTCATCCAGCTGGAATAACTATCACACCCTGTTGTAACCGCAGGCAAATCACTAAAAATATTGAATGGATTTACCTTGTTGCGATCTGAAACAGCAAATCGTTCCTGACTCAATACTCCACGTGGCAATCCAAATGATCCACAAGTAAAATTGCATCCAAATGTTTTGAGGATTATAGATGGTACTCCTACGAAACGACCTTCTCCCTGAAGTGAATAGGATAATTCACTAACTCTAATCTTGCTCATAAACTGCCTTGTTCAGAATTTATAGGGGCGAACTGGTTGATAGGATTCTGGAAG